GGATTCTCTCGTTGGAGTGAGAGGATGCGTGAAACAGGTAGGGTCGATGACGACGGTTGCAATACCCAACGTAGAGATACCAAGGGCAAGTTCTCAACCGGTTACGTCACTCCTCTGCGAACAACTAAGGAAGAGATAAACGACTTCCTTAATGACCTCACAGGGGTCCCTTCCACCGTTAAGTTCTGTTTAATTTGTGCGAAGCCGCAGCGAAGCTGCTGCTGTAGAGATTTACTTGATCTCGAATACACAACTGAACAGTACTTCATCCTCGTCAATCGCTTTGAGCCGAGTTATCACTTGGCTTATCGGGACCTTGAAGAAGGTCCGAACGTAGACGTGGCTGCACTTCGTGACAAGTTGAAAAACCATGTCATATAAGTGGACGGTTATATGTATGAATGTCCATGTGGTGATGGGCAGGATCGTTAACCTGACTTTGCAATCAGGTGAATCTGTCTGTCCATGTTGTCGAAAGCCGTATTCCGATAATCGGAATTGGTTGCAAAAACTCGTTAGCCGATTTTCTGGTAACGCGGGTACAAATTCCTCTTATTGTAGTTGCTGGGACGCTTTACCGCGTTTCGACTTCCGCATTGATTGGTTCGACAAATAAACAGTTTTATCCCTTGATGGAGAAGATCCATGGTACAACGTAAACTGGCAGTGCGACGACAGTCCGATGCTCGGCGTTCAAGCCTGTGTCGGAAATGTTTCGCCTTGCTGGCCGTGTGTGCCGTTTTGGTCCCTTACCACCTTTGGGAACAGATCGCTAGCATCGCTAGCATTGTTGTGAAAGCCTCCGTGAGTAACGGAGACCGGGTAGAACCGGCCTCTAGGCATTGGGGCAGCCATGACGACCGTTAGCGAACAGTTGTCGAAGATTAACCGAGAGTTAGCAGTCAGCTTTCCCTACAACCCCGCCACAGATCGCGAGTTTGCTGGTGTCGTAGTCGTTGTTGGAACTAATGACGTCCATAAGTTCTCCGTGAATCTTATCCAGATTCACGAGTTCGAAAAGATTGTCATCAAGCCTCGACGATTTGAACACAGCGTTCGCGTTTATCTTAACGAGGTTGCTGAGGTTGGCAACTCTAGTTTCACTCGGTCTTACCTTCTATATTGGCCGTACTACTGGAAGGGCAGAGGTGTCGATCAGGTCATCGTGTTCCCGCGTGTGAGGAGAATTCCTTACATCCCGGTCAGGATGATACCCGACGATCTTAGCCTTAAACCAGTAAAAATAGGCCCTTTGAGGGTACTTCGGCACCGCGATATCCTGTTGCACTTGCAGGAATTGCGAATCGCATCACATAAAGATTTTGTGGTGCGTAGGCGAGAGTATATAGTCAGAAAGCCGTTTCCTCAGCGTAAGCGGCCGAATCCGGAATTGATCAACTGGGATGGTTTTGTAGGTTTCGAGGACTACTACACGCCGTGGCAGAGCTTTCCTGCCCCGACTGTGCGGTGGTATCGAACCTATACATCTACAGTGACACCCGGGTATCGGTCGAAGAAGCGAGGTAGACTACCGGTTAACCCGTATAGTCTAACGAGAATTATGACTGAAGATCCCCCTGGCTGCGATATCCGCTACAATGCGGCCGTCGCGCCTTGGGGACCCATGGCTAGCTCGAAGCATTACCAGCCTTCGAGTCTATGGTTTACTCTTCCTGGGGCCCCGCAGCATGATGCTGCTGTTTACAACAAAGCCTTGGCAAAATGTATAACGAGAGCCGAAATTGGCTTAGACGGCAACATAGCTCAAGACGTAGCGCAAATGGGGCAGATGGTTAATATGGTGGGCGATTCAGTCCACCGCATAGCTGCTGCTATCCACAACGTTAAACGTAAGAACTATCGAGACGCCTGGGAGTGTTTGTCAACTCCCACTACAAAGAGTCGAGGTCTAGGTTACCGTGTCAGTGGAGAGAGACTCCGGAACAAATCCGGTGGATCAGTTATGCCCATTGACTTTCGGGTCGACATGAGAAAAAGTGTTGACGTAGATCTTGGTAGAGTAGTGTCACCCCTAAAGAGCGTGGCCGAAAATTGGCTTGCGCTTCAGTACGGGTGGAAACCTCTCCTTGCCGATATCCACGGTGCCCTTAGGTCCTTTGCAAATTATTGCGTTCAGGAGCCTGAGGTTGTAAGGTCCGTAAAATCCAGTTCGCGGCTGTGCTCTAAGACGACGAGCGAAGTTGGAACAACAAGCTCATGGTATGTGAAGACTGGAGAGTTGCGTGTTGCAACCTACAGTTCATGTAGAATGGGCTTTCGTTACACTATCGACTCGAAGCTGAAGGCATTCGCGGCTCAAACTGGTTTCACAAATCCCATTAATCTTGCGTGGGAAGTGCTTCCGTACAGCTTTGTTGTGGATTGGTTCCTCCCGATAGGCCCATACCTCGAAACGCTTAGTGCGTTCGACGGGCTGGCTTTCCTTGACGGATGGGTGACCAACGCAACGGTGCAGTACACTTCAGGGTACCACAACTATCATGGCAGGTTTCCGGTGCAGCAAAACCCCGAGTACACGATGTTCACCAAACAAGCGAGGTATTGGCGTGAATACATTGTTATTAGCCGTGAGAAGCTTTTCAGCTTCCCCGCGGCCACAATGCCCACGTTCAAGAACCCACTGTCAGTGACTCATGTCCTCAACGGGCTCGCTTTGCTTCGGGCTGCCTTTAAGTAGTTGAGAGATTGGACCCTACTCACTTGTTTGAAATAAGGAGTACTTACATGGCCCAAAGAGTGCCCATGTTGCTTTCCACGCTTCTATCCACCACTCATCTCACGACGAGTGCGACGATCGGTGTGGACAAAACGTTTAGCCCCGAAGGGTTTGTTGCCCCGGGGGTTTCACGGTATGTCGATCGTAGCGGTGGTATTGCCAAGGGTTTCCCTTGGTTCACCGTCTCGCTGCGTCCGCCTACGAAGGCGAGCTCAGTGTACAGATTGACAATGAAGTTGGGTGTGCCTCACCTGGAAACTGTGACGGCATCGACTGCATCGGGTATTGTGCCCGTTGCACCGGTGGCCTATCAGGACCAGGCGATCTGCGAGTTCCTGCTGTCTGATCGAGGTACGGCGGCCGAAAGAGCAATCTTTCTAAGCCTCTTCATCTCGACTTTGATGGCGACTATCACTGCCAGTGACGCGGTCCCGACAGATCCAACGTCGAGTCCGATCCCCGGTATGATAGCCAACTTCGACCCGCCTTACTAACGGGTCTTAGGGAACTATACACCTATCATGTCTAATGAAAAGCATGATCGAGCCTATCTTAAAAGGCTCAAGAGTTATCGTGTACCCTCGGTCGTCACAGACGAGGCCATTGCGCTTTACCTGGAATCCCTAAGTTGTCCTCGAGCTCTTACAGTTGCGATGCTTTACCGTTACGGTGAGCATTTACAGCTTGCGGAGCTTAAGTTCGACCCTCTCTGGTTTAATACGCTAGAGAGCCTGAGGGACGCCTACGCTGCCACGATCTTCCTATCTAAGGCCGAATTTCTTGAAACAGGTCTAGATCTAGAAGCTCGCGCGCTGGAGAAGTTCGCGAAATTTGAACACTCCTGTAGGATTACCAACGTCTTCTTCAGACGGCTAGAATACGATCCGTTATTCACGGGTCGTATCGTGTGGCTCCATAATGAAGTCGCTCGGAAAATTTCTAGCATTCTTGGAGACGCTGATTATCTGGGAATCGCGCTTGGGTCTAATTGGGGCCCTGGCAGCTCGACGGTAATTCCGAAGAGATATGCCAGTTCGACCAATAAGTTCCAGTTCGAAACTGGGATAACACGACAGTTGTATGATCTTATCCCGGGTGGATCTTTCGAGGGTTTGTTTCCCCTCTGGATGTCCACCTTTAAACCGAATTGGAAGGAATTCCAATTTGAGCCTGGGAATAAGGTTATCACCGTTGCTAAGGACGCGACTGCTAACAGAGTCATAGCTGTGGAGCCAGGGTTTAATCTCTGGTTCCAACTCGGCATTGGCTCGTATATGCGGAAGTGTCTCTTACGCTTTGGGATCGACTTAAGGTTTCAGAGTAAGAATCAGGAGTTAGCGCTACTCGGTTCAAAAACCGGGAAAGTTGCGACTATTGACTTCTCATCTGCTTCCGATAGCATTGCTTACTGGGTTATTGAGGAATTGTTTCCGCCTCAATGGCTCAAGGTAATGAATGCGTGCCGGTCTCACTTCGGTAATCTGCGCGGGACATACACTCGGTGGGAGAAGTTCTCCAGTATGGGGAACGGTTTCACCTTTGAAGTGGAGTCCCTGATTTTCTTCGCGATCGCAAAAGTGGTTGCGGAGTATTTACAGATTCCACTGGGTGAATCTAGTGGAGAGTTTGTAAATGTCTATGGTGATGACGTCGTCATCCCCACAAGATGCGTGGATTTGTTCGCAGAGATGTGCCTCTTCTACGGATTTACGATAAATACAAAGAAGTCGCATTACGCGTCCTCTTTTCGTGAATCTTGTGGTAAGCACTATTACTCTGGTATCGAGGTAACACCCATCTACTTGAAGAGTAGGCTCTCAACCATTCCGGCCGTATTTAGGCTCGCAAATGCAATCAGAAGAATGGCTTATCGCAGGAATAGTTCTTATTCTTGCGACGTCAAACTGAAGAAAGTGTTTGATTACCTTGTTTCAGTCTGTCCGAAAGAATTTGTGTTTCGGATCGATGAAGAGCTGGGTGATGGTGGCTTTGTCTCCAATTGGGATGAAGCTACTCCTGTGCGTGCTAAGCATGGTATCGAAGGATACTTTGTGAAACACGTGACGGATAACGGCAAAACCGTTAAGAGTGGAGCACTTGGTTTATTGCTAAGCCACTTGTGGGATCTCGAACGAAAAGGTCTAAAGACTAGCCTTTTCCGGAACCGAGCTATAGACGACCAAACTGTTACCAATCAATGGGGTGAGCTCGAACAAAATTTGAGCTTCCCATGGTTGGCACAGCGCCTTCACCCGTTCCTCACTCTCTTACGATCGGAGTTCATCCGAAAGTTTGCTGGTGGGGACAGGCCTGAGATGAATAATGACATCCCTACGCCTGGTAAATCGAGGATGAAGGTGGTTCGTTCTCTAGTGAAGCGGTGGCACGACCTGGGCCCTTGGCTGTAAAGCCGATGGCTGGGGTTATGCAACTACGACTGGGGGTGTAATGCCTCTGGTTTCTGGCTCTGTTTCTCCTCAAAA